TATGTTAATGTTCCCTCTTCCACCCAATATGCTCCATCTCTTATTCATGGTATTTTTCCTGTTGAACGTGTTCCTGCTAATATGCAGCCATACGGTGTTGATACGATTAAAGTCATGTCTAAGAAGTCGCATGAAGCCACCAAATCTATAGATTTGGCCGCTCTTGCGTTTGCCTCTAACTACGCTGAATGTTTTGTTCCCCGTTTTAAGGCTATAACTGAAACTGATGTTGTTTTGGGTTGTGATGGCGTGCAGCCTCTCAATCCCAAGACAAGTACCGGTTTTGGTTTTAGTGGTGAACGTGCTGACTATATAGACTTTGAAAAAGGAAAATATAGACCTCACTTCGCTGCTAGAGTTGCTACTCTCCGTAAAAAGATGAGTAGTGCTCAGTTCGACTTTAGTACATATCACACTGAAACATTGAAAGATGAATTACGTGATGTAGAAAAGGTTGATAAACCTCGTTGCTTTAAAGTTTCTCCACTGGATCTACTAGTTGTTGAAAAACAGCTTGTAGCTAATTTGATGAAGAATCTTCACTGTAACAAGTGGTCCAATGGTATTATGGTTGGTGTTAATCCTTTTTCAGGTGATTGGGCGCAATTGTTGCGCTCTCTCACCTCCAAGGGAGATAACGTCTTTGATGGTGACTTTGGAAAGTGGGATGGCCATATGCTATCCCAATTCCAACAATCTCTTAATCAGATTATTTGTTCCAAGTTTTCTGGTGATAAGATTGATTCTGTTATATTGGCTCAAGTGTTGTCTACTATGATTTATACCCCTACGATAACGCTTAATGATGTATACATGACAAATCACTCCCTTCCTACAGGCCGTGGTTTAACTGCTGATTATAATTCTATGATCAACAAGATGTATGGCGCATATGTTTTTTATGTGCTTTACAAGGAAAAGTTTTCCGTTGCTCCCACCCTTACTTATTACATATCCAACGTTTTTGACGCTGTATATGGAGATGATAAGATAACTGGTGTAAGCAATCTTTGTAAAGATTGGTTTAATGGTCGTACGTTTGAGACCATTTGTAATAAAATGGGTTTTGAATTTACCCCCGCTTCCAAAGGTGAGTGGACTTATTCCACTCGCTCTGTCTATGATTGCACCTTTTTAAAGAGGAGTTTTCGTATTCATCCATCACTGGGAGTTGTAGCTCCCCTTGATAGAAAATCAATGTTAAGTACCTTGAATTTTGTTTCTGATGATTTTCGTAATAACGAATTGACTGAAACAAAGTTAGGTAACTTTCAGCGTGAAGCTTTTCTTCACCCTGATTACATTTCGCTTATGTCCCACGTTGAACAATATGTTCAGCGTGTTTGTGTTCCATTTCTTGCTTTATCTGACTCATATTTACGAGGTTTGTATAAATCTGGTAAGTATGATGAATTGTTAGTCCACAATTAAATATCCCTATAAGGAGTCATTATAATCTGTCGTTCGCTAAAGGAAACTGCCAGCGCCCTATTATAATATTTACTATGAATTCAATTATGTCATCCCAAGGTGTTCAAATCATCA